AGCTCACGCCGCTGCAGTGGAAGTTCTGCCTGGCCTACCTGGCGAACAACTTCAACGCGCGCCGGTCCTACCTCATCATCAAGCCAGGCGTGACTGTCGCGACGGCGACGGTCGAGGGGCACCGGTTCCTTAGCAATCCTAACGTGCGCGCCTATCTCAACGAGAAGATCGAAGAGGCGCATAAGCCGATGCAGGTGGGTGCCGAGGAGGCGCTCGCACGGCTGGGGGCAATTGCCACCTTCGACGCGCGGGATCTCTTCGATGGTGACAAGCAGCTCCTGCCGCCTGGCCTGTGGCCTGACACGATGCGGTCCATGGTGAAGGGCATCAAGCCGACGAAGGAGGGAGGCTACGCGCTGCAGCTCGAGTCACCGGCCGCTGCGCTGCGGACGATACTCGAGGTGACGGGACGCGTGAAGGGTGTGGGCGACGGGATGGACGCGCTGGCCGAGGCTATCCTGGCCGACGTCGCACGGCGCGCGAGCAAGCCATGAAGCCGATGAAGCGGCAGATCGTGACGCTGCTGGTGGCGACTTACTACGAGACGCACGGGCGGGACGTCACCCTCCTGCGCGCACGCGGGCTGACGCACTACCTGGACTTCTGGCGTTCGCAGCGTGAGACACCCGTGCTGCAAGCCTGGCTCGATACGATCCACATGGAGCTGACCGACGACGACCTGATCGAGGTGTATCACCGACTCACGCAACACGACACCGTCCAGTGACGCTGCAGGATCACCTCACCGAGACGATAGGCCGCTGGGCCGAACAACCCTGGGTCATGGTGCGCGAGGCGTTCGACGTCGAGCCTGACGCCTGGCAGGATCACGCGCTGCACCTGATCGCGAAGCCCGAGACGCAGCGGCTGGCCCTGAAGGCGTGCAAGGGACCAGGGAAGACCGCGCTGCTCGCGTGGATCATTCTCTGGTTCCTCTGCACCAGGTTTCAGAGCAAGGTGGGCGCGACGTCGATCACCGAGGCGAACATCGACAGCAACCTGTGGCCCGAGCTGTCGAAGTGGCAGGCGCGCAGCAAGTTCCTCTCGAGCGCGTTCACCTGGTCAGCCTCGAGGGTGTCGCGCAACAGTGATCCCAACTGGTTCGCAGTCAAGCGCACCTGGCCGAAGAGCGGCAACGCCGAGGCGCAGGCCGATGCCCTGGCAGGCTTGCACGCGGACAAGGTGATGTTCGTCTTGGACGAGAGCGGCGGCATCCCGCAGAACGTCATGGTGACCGCTGAAGCAGTGCTCGCCACCGAAGGCAGCGAAGGCAAGGTCGTCATCGCAGGCAACCCCACGCACACCAGCGGCCCGCTCTATCGCGCCTGCACGACTGACCGTGCGATCTGGCAGGTGGTGACGATCACGGGTGATCCAGATGACCCGCAGCGCAGCCCGCGCATCAGCCTGCAGTGGGCGAACGAACAGATCACCAGCTACGGCCGCGACAACCCCTGGGTCATGGTCAACGTGCTCGGGCAGTTCCCGCCGGTCAGCATCAACGCGCTGCTCGGTGCGGAAGAAGTCGAGGCCGCGATGCACCGGCATATCCGCAAGCCTGACTACGACTGGGCGCAGCGACGCCTGGGTGTGGACGTGGCGCGCTTCGGTGACGACCGGACGGTGCTGTTCCCCCGGCAGGGACTCGCGAGCTGGAAGCCAGTGGTCATGCGCGGGGCACGCACGACCGAGATCAGTGCGCGCGTGATCGTGGCGCAGCAGAAGTTCGACGCGGAGATCATTTTCATTGACGATACCGGCCACTGGGGGCACGGCGTGATCGACCAGCTGCACGCTGCGCGCATGAACCCTATCGGTGTGAACTACGCGGGGAAGGCGAACGATCCCAGGTATAAGAACAAGCGCGTCGAGATGTGGCTGAAGGGGTGCGAGGCGATTCGCAACGGCGCTGCGCTGCCCTACCTGCCCGACATGATCGGGGAGCTGACCGAGCCAACGTATACGTTCCACAGTGGCGTGTTCGTGCTCGAGGACAAGGACGAGATCAAGAAGCGGCTGGGCAAGTCGCCCGACCTGGCCGACGCTTACATGCAGACCTACGCGATGCCCGAGATGCCCGGGAAGATCGTCGCCGCCGCGCGCGGGAGCGGCCAGGCCGAAACAGAATGGAACCCGTATCGTTGAGCGGTGCTAGACTGACCGGCGAAGTTTCACACAAGTAAAGCGACTGTCCCGCCAGGCAGGAGCGCAGAGAGGACTCACACTGTGGGTGCTGTTCCGCGAACGCCTGGCACGCCAGCTCCCGCACCGACACCGCCGACGGCACCAACGCCGCCGACCGCGCCCACACCCCCGACTGCTCCGACACAGACGTTCGAGGAGGCCATCGCCGGATACCAGGCGAGCCACCCTTACAGCGCAGCCGCCTACGAGGGGCTGTTCGACTACATGAAGGGACTCGGCTTCGACGTCGAGCGGCCGACGCACGCAGGCGGCACGCTGATGTCGGACGACAAGATCGTGGACCGGTCGACGACGAAGACCTACGACCTGGTGAGCAGCTCGAGCGAGCAGGGTGCCTGGATGATCGGAGACACCGGCACCTACTGGTATGACGGGCAGACGCAACTCAGCCCTCGAGGCACACCGCCACCGGCCGGTGGTGGGCAGACCTCGCCAGGCGGGCAGACCGGGACGGGCGACAGCACGCCGCCAGGCCGCAGGCCACCCGTCGGCGCGCCACCCCCGCACGGGGGCAACCCGAACAACCGACCGAGTGAAGGCCCAGCGGTGCCCAGGAACACGCCTGCAGGCTCGACGCAGAGCGCGGCGATGTATGCGGCCGCGTATGCCGCGCAGAGTCGCTATCGCCAGCGTGGCAGCGGCCAGGGGCGGCAGACGACCATTGGCGCAGGCTTCGGGGCAGGCACGCCGCGCACGTCACCCGTCACCATCCTGGGGAGTCGGTAAGTGGCATCAGAGACACCGCCCGACACACCGGCCAAGCGGCTGACCCAGCGCGAGCGGCTGGACATGCTCTGGTCCCAGCTGAAGAACGAGCGCAGTCCGTTCGATGCTCACTGGCGGCTGATCGCGGATCACCTGTTCCCGACGCGCCCGCGCTGGACGGTGAGCGATAAGAACCGAGGGGATCGGCGCAACGGCAACATCATCAACGCGAGCGCGACGCTGGCGCTGCAGACGCTGCGCTCGGGCCTGCACGCGGGCTTGACGTCACCGGCCAGACCCTGGATGAAGCTCGCGACACCGGACCCGAGCCTGACGAAGCGACGCAACGTCGCGGTGTGGCTGGCCGAGGTGACCGAGCGGATGCACTCGGTGTTCCACCTGTCGAACATCTACAACGCGCTGCCGATGCTCTACGGCGACGTGGCGACGTTCGGCACGGGCGCGACGGCGATCTTGGAAGACCCTGGCTCACCCGGGAAGCCTGGCGATCTGTTCCGCGCGCAGGTGTATCCCGTCGGCAGCTTCGCGCTGGGCCTGGACAATCGCGGCTTGCCGACGACGTTCATGCGCGAGACGAGCAAGAGCGTCGAGCAGATCGTCGAGGAGTATGGCGGGAAGGACGGCCAGGCGCTCGAGCGGGGCAAGGAGATCGACTGGTCGAACATCTCGCGCACGGTGAAGCACCTCTACGACAAGAACATGATCCTGGCGCAGGTGCCGGTGCGCTGGGCGGTGTATCCGAACCGCGACTACAACCCGCGCAGCCTTCGCAACGCGATGGCCTGGAAGTCGTGCCACTGGGAAGTCAGTGCCGACGCCGAGCTACTGCTGCGCGAGAGCGGGTTCAACGAGTTCCCGGTCATGTGCCCGCGCTGGATTGCGGTGCCGGATGAACCTTACGCCAACGACTGTCCCGGCATGACCGCGCTGGGCGACACCAAGCAGCTGCAGATGATGGAAAGGCGCAAGGGGCAGGCTATCGAGAAGATGGTGAACCCTGCGCTCGTCGGCCCGCTGTCGCTGTCGACGCAGAAGGTGTCGCTGCTCCCGGGTGCCGTCACGTATGTGGACGTGCGCGACGGGATGCAGGGGCTGAAGTCGGTCCACGACGTGAACCTGCGCGTCGACCACCTGACAGCGGACGCGCAGGCAGTGGAGAACCGGATCAACCGCGCCTTCTACGTCGACCTGTTCCTGATGCTGACGCTGTCGAACACGCGCGGCAGTCAGCCACCGACAGCGCGCGAAGTCGACGAGCTGCATGAAGAGAAGATGCTGGTGCTCGGGCCGGTGCTCGAGTCGATGATCGACGAGCTGCTGGACCCGCTGATCGACCGCGTGTTCGCGATGATGTTCCGCGCCGGTCTGATCCCCGAGCCGCCCGAGGAGCTGAAAGGCGTCAGCCTCACGGTCGAATACACCAGCATCCTGGCGCAAGCGATGAAGATGCAGCAGGTGGGCGTGCTCGACCGGATGCTCGCGAGCACGATGCCGATGGTGCAGATCTTCCCCGAGGCGAACGCGGCCTTCAACCCGCGCTTCGTCATGCGCGAATACCAGGACAGTCTGGGCCTGCACCCCGAGGTGATCAGGACCGATGAAGAGATCGACGCCGCGATGGCCGCGCAGCAGAAGCAGGCGCAGGCCGCGCAGGATGCCGCCAACGCCGCAGTGGCGGCGAAGGCAGGCAAGGATCTGGGCACGACGCCGTTCGGGCAGAGCGGGGGCACGGTGCTCGACGAGCTGGCCGGTGCGGCCCAGGGTGGCAGCGCAGCGCCGTCGGTGATGTAGATGGTGGAACCGGTTGTCACCAACGCCGCCGACCGCGAGCAGCTCGAGCTGGCCGACGAAGAGATCGACCTCGAGTCGCGCGAGTTCAAGAACGATCTGCGCCAGGTGCTGACGACGCCGCAGGGGCGACGCGTGATCTTCGCGCTGCTCGAGGACTGTCACGTCTTCGAGTCGGTGTTCTCGACCGATGCGCTGGTGATGTCGTTCAAGGCAGGCGAGCAGAACATCGGGCAGCAGTGGAGCGCGAAGGTGGAGCAGACGAAGCCTGGCGCGCTGTTCGAGCTGATGAAAGCCGCAGCGGTGGACCGTGCCGCCATCGACCGCGCCCGCAAGGCACGACGCAAGCAACGGTCTGAGGAGGCCGCGACGAATGGCTGACACGACGACTACACCGCCCGCAACTGACGACGGCACGACTGCGCTCGGCACACCACCGGAAGCCCCGGCTGCGGCGGGAACACCGCCACCGAGCGACAGCAGCACGACGCCGCCGACAGCGACGCCGCCGCCCGAGACACCCCCGGCTACGCCGCCACCGGCCGACGCGCCAGCGTGGACAGCGGAGCAGCTCACGATCCCGCAGCGCAGCGCGTTCACGTCCGAGGACATGCGCGTCATCGCAGCGGAAGGTGCCGCCATGGGTCTGACGAAAGAGCAGACGCAGGCGATGGCCGAGTCGCGAGCCGAGGTGATCACGGGACTGCGCGTGCAATGGTTCGCTGACGCCCAGGCAGACCCTGAGATCGGCGGCGAGAAGTTCCCCCAGGCAGTTCAGGACGCGAAGCAGGGGATGGCCTGGCTCTTCCCGAAAGAGGACGAGCGCAAGGCCATGCAGGAGTGGTTCGACAAGACTGCGATGGGCAACCACCCCGGCTTCATTCGAGCGATGGCTCGAATCGGCAGCGCGCTGCGCGAGGACAGACCCGTGGCACCGACGAGCGGTGGCGGCGTCGGCAACGAACGCAAGTCGAGTGTCGACGTGCTCTGGCCGAGCAAGACGTAGCCAGGCGTGCAACATTCAACCTTCGACATGTAGGAGTGACCGCACATGCCAGTGCTTCCCGCTAACAACCTCACGCTGCTCGACAGGGCCAAGCGCATGGACCCTGACGACCAGATCGCCCGCATCATCGAGCTGCTCGCGCAGAGCAACGAGATCCTGCAGGACATGCCGTTCATGGAAGGCAACCTGACGACGGGTCACCGGACGACCGTCAGGACCGGCCTGCCGACGCCGACGTGGCGCATGTTGAACGGCGGCGTGCTGCCGACCAAGTCGACGACCGCGCAGATCGACGAGCAGTGCGGGATGCTCGAGGCATACAGCCAGGTGGACAAGGCGCTCGCGGACCTGAACGGGCAGAGCGGCCCGCTACGGTTCTCGGAGGCGCGTGCTCACCTCGAGGCGATGAATCAAGAGATGGCGCAGACGCTCTTCTATGGGAGCGCGGTGGCACCCGAGGAGTTCATCGGTCTGAGCGTGCGCTACAACGACAGCACGGCGGCGAACGCGGCGAGCGTCATCAAGGCGGGCGGCACGGGCGGCGACAACACGTCGATCTGGCTCATCGCCTGGGACGAGGAGACGCTCACCGGGATCTACCCGAAGGGGAGCACCGCTGGTCTGCAGCATGAAGACCTGGGCCTCGAGACAGAAGAGGCGAGCGGCGGTGTGGCCGGTGCCCTGAACCGCGTCTACCGCGATCACTGGCGTTGGGACTGCGGCATCGCGCTGAAGGACTGGCGCTACGTCATTCGGATCTGCAACATCGATCTCAGTGACCTGGCGCTCGCGAGCGGCTACCCGAAGCTGATCGACTTCATGGAGCAGGCCGAAGAAGTGATCCCGAGCAACCTGGGACGTCGCGCCTTCTACATGAACCGCACGATCCGTCGCTTCCTGCGGAAGCAGTATCGGTCGGACGTGACGTCTGGTGGCGGGCTGACCTACGAGAACGTCAGCGGCCAGCGCGTCACGATGTTCGGCAACACTCCGGTGCGGATCACCGACGCGCTGCTCAACAGCGAGTCGCTGGTTCCCTAGCTACACGCGCGTAGCCTGAACCGTTCAACTTTTTCTGGAGTGAGTTCACCATGATCATCGACAAGAATCTTCTGCTTTCCGACGCGCAGGCGTTCGCGGCGACGGCCGTGAGCACCAACAGCGTCGATCTCGGCGCGGCCAACCTCGAGGTGGGCACGGGCGAAGAGATCGGCATCGGCATGGCCGTTGGCGTCACCGCGTTCGCCAGCGGCACCTACGTGCTCGAGGCGCTCTCCGACGACGTCAACACGCTGGCGTCACCGACGGTGCTCGCGACGCGCACCATCCTGGCAGCGGCCCTGACGGCTGGCTCGCTGCACTTCCTCGAGATCCCCATCGGCACGCCCATCGAGCGATACATCGGTGCGCGGCTGACGCTGGGCGGCACGACGCCGACGATCACGGCTGACCTGTTCGTCACGTCGCGCCGGATGTTCAGCAAGATCGCGAAGAGCTACCCGAAGAACTACGCCACCTAGTCGCTGGCCTGGTCAGCAGCGATTAGCAGTCTCGAGCGTCACTCGCGGGATCTTATCCCCCCTGCGCGTGGCGCTCGAGGCGCATTGTTTCCAACAACAGCCTTCTGAGGAGAAGCCATGAAGCCGAAGGACGTTCGCCCGCCCGCCAGTCGCCGCACCGCCACGCCTGCTGAAGCGGCCAGCCCTGTCGCCGCATCCGCTCGCGACGCGCGCGAGGCCGCGTCTGTTGCCGCGCCTGTCGCCGTGCGAACGAAGGTGCGAGCCAAG